GTCAGTGACGCACCAATGGAAACTAATGCGGTTTGTTGTCATTCACTCCTCTCTTTGAGATTTGTGCTTGAGCGGATCCTTAGTGCCGGCGGTACCGTCACGTCGGATGTTTCACTAAAGGAGCCGAAGGAACTTAGGAAGTTACCTCCGGTCCCTATACTAGTGCGGCAGCTGGGAAGAGAGAACGTAATTCGTCTCAAAACCCGAGCTAAGGTTAAAGGATTGTTAAGAGGCATTGCCAACTGCACATCCAAAACCTACGCACGTTTTCACTCTTTCGTATCCAGAAAGGACGATCGAACTGCGATCACCTTAAGGATGCTGATCTCGTGTGTGTGTATTTCATCACAATTTGAGTTCAGGAAAGAATCTTTAGAAAACTTTATCTTCTTCGTGTTTTGTATGTCACTACGCGAAGGAACAGATAGAGTAACCGAAGCATGGAAGGATGTTAGTAACGTCCTACAAAATATCGGTTTCGATAATCAAGTGGAAGGGGCTCCAATAGAGCCAAAACAGGAAAATAGAGAGTTCATGAACTTACTAATTTCTTGTTCCGACCACTTTGATATTAATAGAATTAAAGAATGTGAAGGAAATGAACTGAACGTATGCTGGACACTGTCACATATAGGACAGTCGCGTTTCCTCCCACCACCTTCCTTTCAGTTAGCTGGTAAGAAAGTAATAGACTTTATATCAGGACTAACGACAGAACGTATCATTGATTCGACTGGAGCTTATGAATTAGGAAATATCCTAGGAGATAAGATCAAGGAAATGGCAAAAAAGCAAAAGAAACACTTAATGAGGGAAACACATGTGTCTCTCTCAAATGGATCTTGTTGGGAAGCATCTCGCGCAGAAATGGGAAAATGGAGTATCCTAACTGAGGGTAAACAATTCTCTGAATATCTGCAAGATAGGGTGCTAGATCGGTACAAAGTAGAAGATGGATATTTCCGAGACTACTTTGGAAACATAATATGTTCGGAGCCAATGGGCGACCACCAGATCTGGCGGGTTGCTTACCTGGAATCTCCACTATATGGAGAAATAGGTGAGCAATTTAACCTAAAAGGAACTTTTGAAGATATGATCTTTGCAAAAGGCTTTGATGCTAGAATAGGACAGCTGCTTCATAGTTGGTCCGCGTGGGAGTACAACTCTCATAATGGTGATCCACTAAAAGCGAAGCTAATAATTATAACAGAACCGGGCGGAAAGATCCGCCCCCTGACATCAGGAGAAACATGGGCATACGTGTATATGATACCCGCGATGCATATGTTAAAGGAAGCTGTTGAGTGTCTACCAGGAGCACGCGTTGGACTAAATGAGTCGGACGGCCTCTGGAGATTTGGTAACTCTTACGAGCGCCATTTTGGTGAAGATAAAGACGTGAATAATATTCCCGAATTCATTTCATCTAGTGACCTCACAAGTGCAACAGATCGCGCTGATCACCAAGTGTGCAGGGATCTAATGCATGGTATAGCAACCGAACTAAATGAGTCCGGTAGCAACCTTGTCAGTTACTTACTTGAAGCAATTGATTTGTGTTGCTCGCCACGCCAAGTTACTTATAAGCTCAAAGGTCAGGCCTTAAGAAGGCTGATCAAAGGGCTAAAAGAAAAGGAAGTGCCATTCACTAGAGATGGTAAGAGTATTACTTTTACAACATCAACTGGTGTGATGATGGGAGACCCGATTACTAAGGTAATCCTCACCGCATCATCAATGGGAGCGTATTACGCAACCATAAATGGATTCCGAAAACTTTCCGATGTTTCATATGTTAAGTACAAAAGAAACACTCAATCTCATACAGTGAGAAGAGGCCCGAGAAAAGGACATGTCTTTGGACCGGGACGGAAAATGTTTGCATGTGCAGGAGATGACCATGTCATGCTCGGTACACTAAAAGAAGTTCTCATGCCACCAAGGTTCCTTGAATCAATGGGGTATGAAATATCCTGGGAGAAATACAGAATCTCACGTAGATTCGTGCATTATTGTCAGGATTTTGGACTAACACCACGACTGAAATTAGGAATTAAAATCGACAATGTCAAATTAAGACTCCTAAATCAATTTCAGAAAATGGGTTCACACGGAAACTTTGAGTTCCCAGACCCCCTTATTGGCAAAGCCAAGGGATTGGAAAGGGAATTCAAGTTCCTAGAAGAAAACTGGGAATTGCAAAACAATGAGGTACTTCCTCTTTTGAAAAGACTAATCCCAGCATTTTTGAGAGTAGGTATGCCAAGCTTCTTCGAAGAACGTGTCTTCAGGGATGTATTGGCATACACTCCTTCAAGTCGTGGGGGCCTAGGAATTCCACACTCATATAATGAATGGATGGAAGCTAGATCATATGAGATAGACTTACTCGAACGA